ATAAGATTGATTATAAATTCAACGAAGCAAATACAATAGCACAAATAAAAAGATATGTAGATAGAACTTATGAAAGGCATTATGCTAATGGTAAGTATCAAGCAACTGATATGATTATAGATGCAGGTCATGGAGAAGGTTTTTGTATAGGAAATATTATGAAGTACGCTATGAGATATGGAAAGAAACCTGATCGTTTTACTGGTGAGTTAAAAGATGAAGGAGACTTATTAAAAATTATTCATTATGCTATAATAGCATTACATCTGTGGACAGAGGAGAAAATAAAACAAAATGAAATCTGAAGTTTCTTTTTTTGCTAAAGTTTTTCCTAGTAAAAGAAAATGTAGAAAATGTAGTATAAAAATAACAAAGTCTAATTTGGTTAGACGTATAGATAAAGTAAATTCTACACCTAAATCTTTAATATGTAAGCAATGTACATTTGATAAAGAAAACCCTATTCCAAAGGAACAAATAATAAAGAAAAAGAAACGAAGGAAACGAATAATAAAATCTGGTTATGTTTATATTCTTTATAATCCTGCTTGGCAAGGTTGGCTAAAGGTCGGCAAGAGCTATGATCCTAGAATAAGATGTTATAGTTTTCAATTAAGCAGTCCTTATCGTGATTATAAGTTATATCATAAAAGATTTTTTAAAGATGTTACTATGGCAGAATATGAGTCTCATACTGTTATTGATAAATCATCTTCAAAAAGAAAAGGAGAATGGTTCAAGATAGATAAAAGGATTGCTAGAATAATAATAGACAGAGTATATAATATAGAAAGGAACAAAAATAAAAATGAAACAAGAACAAACTGAACTACCAACAAACTACCAACAGTTCATACATCTGAGCAGATATGCTCGTTGGAACGAAGACTTACAAAGACGAGAGACTTGGCAAGAGACAGTCGCAAGATACTTTGATTTCTTTGAAGAACATTTAAAAGAGAATAACAACTATAAACTGACTAAGAAACTACGAGCAGAATTAGAACAAGCTGTTATTAATTTAGAAATCATGCCAAGCATGAGAGCCTTAATGTCAGCAGGTAAAGCCCTAAGTCGAGACAACGTAGCAGGTTTTAACTGTAGTTATGTGGCTGTTGACACTACTCGTGCATTTGACGAGACACTATACATCTTAATGTGTGGCACAGGTGTTGGATTCAGCGTAGAGCGACAGTACATTAATAAACTTCCTGATCTTTCGGAAGAACTACATGATACCGATACTGTGATAAAGGTAGCTGACTCAAAGATTGGTTGGGCAAAAGCTTACAAGGAGTTCCTGTCTCTGCTTTATGCAGGACAGATTCCTAAATGGGATGTATCTAATATAAGACCACAGGGCGCAAGACTTAAAACATTTGGTGGTAGAGCTAGTGGTCCAGCGCCTCTTGAAGATCTGTTCCAATTTACTATTAATATATTTAAAGATGCTAATCTAAAAGGACAAAAGAAATTAGTATCTATTGATTGCCATGACTTGATGTGCAAGATTGCAGAGGTTGTGGTTGTTGGTGGAGTAAGAAGATCAGCATTAATCTCTCTCAGCAACCTATCAGATGAACGTATGCGTAATGCTAAGAGTGGTGCATGGTGGGAAGACAGCCAACACAGAGCATTAGCTAATAACTCTGTAACTTATACAGATTCAGCAGAAATGGGAGCCTTCATGCGAGAATGGCTTTCTTTATACGATAGTCGTAGCGGTGAACGAGGCATATTCAATAGACAAGCTGCTGAAGAACAAGCAGCAAGAAATGGCAGACGAGAAGAATACAAAGACTTTGGTTGCAATCCTTGTAGTGAGATTATCTTGCGCAACAAACAATTCTGTAATCTAACTGAAGTTGTCGTTAGAGCAGAAGATACATACACTTCTTTAGATAGAAAGGTAAAGTTAGCTACAATTCTTGGCACGTTCCAAGCAACTTTAACTAACTTTAGATATTTAACTAAAGCTTGGCAGAACAACACAGTTGATGAGGCTCTGCTTGGTGTGTCCTTAACTGGTATTATGGATAATAAAACAATGAGTGGTAGAGGAAGCGAAGGACTATTACAAAGTTATCTTTATGATTTAAAAGAACAAGCTATTGTAACAAACAAAACATGGTCTAAGAAGTTAGGCATTAATCAGTCTGTTGCTATTACTTGTGTTAAGCCTAGTGGTACTGTTAGTCAATTAGTAGATAGCGCATCAGGTATTCACACGAGGCACAGTCCATATTATATTAGAACTGTTCGTGCTGATAAGAAAGATCCACTAGCACAGTTGATGGTCGATCAAGGAGTCTATCACGAAGACGATATAACGAAACCTGAACATACTTATGTATTTTACTTTCCTATTAAATCTCCTGATAACTCTTTGCATAGAATAGATTTATCAGCCTTAGAACATTTAAGTATTTGGAAACTTTATCAATGGCATTGGTGTGAACACAAACCATCTGCTACTATTTCTATTAGAGAAGCCGAGTGGTTAAAGGTAGGAGCATGGGTATGGGATAACTTTGATACTATCTCAGGTATATCTTTTTTACCTTATGTTGATCATTCATATAAGCAAGCACCCTACCAAGAGATCTTTGAAGACGAATACAAAGAGTGGTTAAAGAAAACAAATGAGAATGTAGACTGGTCTTCACTTTCTGATTATGAAAAGGAAGACATGACAGAGAATACTAAAGAGCTTGCATGTGTTGCAGGCGCTTGTGAGATACTATAGTGAATACTAAAGACGATAGAATGGAAGCAACCTTACTTACATTTAAAGTAGCTCTTGATGTTAAAGGAAATATTTGGACAGACATAGGCGGTTTACCTTTAACAGAGATTAAACATATTTTTAAAAGACCTGAAGATGCACACGTTATTAGGATTCTAATACGAGAAGGAACTATAAAATTACAAAACCTTCATAAGTATTTAGAAGATGAAGTTACTGCAATACATTATGTGGAGTAAAATATGAAAAGTCTAAGAAAAGCAATAAATGAAATGTGTAAAGATTGTACTTATGATGAATTAGACAAAGGTACGTGGAGACAACAAGTAGCCGCTTGTACAATTAATATATGTCCTTTACACGAAGTTAGACCTATAAATGAAGATCATGCTTTTACTTATTTAACAATGGAACTCTTAGATCATTGGCAAATAAAGCCAGAAGATTTGGATGAGAGGGCTAGAAGCATTCTCAAACATGATCCTGAAGGCTGAAACTACGACTATTTAGCGTAGTTCTGGAACTCAAATTTCTAAATAATACCTACCTACTACATAGGGATGCAATATTAAAATATGAACTATTCACATGAAAAAATATATCACTTTACTTGTGATAAGTGTGAACTATGGTGGAGTATTGCAGGAACAAATATTAATGTTGAAAAGAAATCAGCTTGGTATTGTCCTTGGTGTGGACACAAGCATACTGTTCCTCACAAAGACCTTACAATTCTAACCAACCTAAATGTTGGATAAGATCAAAAATTAAGTAGGCAAATAGTATTCTAAAACAAACTCTATAACGCTTCATATCAGTAATAAGCATTTTAAGTTTATCTTTTTCTATATTTACCCACTTAATATTTTTGTTTTCCATCTATCCTTTTATTTAATTGTTATTTGTTTAGGTCGTTTCTCTTCTGGAATAATCCTTTCAAGATCTATCTTTAACAAGCCATTCTTAAACGATGCACCTGTTACTTCAACATCTTCAGCTAAACTAAACTGTCTTCGGAAAGAGCGTTGTGCTATTCCTCTGTATAGTTTATCATCAGCATCAGATTCCTCTTTGCTAGAGTCATAGGCAATACGAAGTGTATTCTCCTGAACTTTAACATCAAGATCTTTTTTGTCTATTCCTGCGAGAGCAACTTCAATGACGTACTGATTGCCATCTTGAACCACATTAAATGGAGGGTAACTTGGCAAGCTTTTAGAACCAGCAGATAACTGCGCCATGTTCTCAAATAGCCTGTCAAAGCCTACATATAACGAGGAAAAAATGGGATCGGTAAAATCAACTAGCCCATAACGAGCTAGGTTTGAACGTCTTCTTCTAATCATTTCGATTCTCCTTATTTTAAGCAAGAATTAATATTACGAAACCTATTTAAAATAGGCTTCACCAATGCCTGTTAGAAGCTAATATAAGCCTTCTAAAAGGACTTTAATTTTTAAAGTAAGCTATCGCTTTAGTTACTGTGCTTTTGCACCAGTTGACTACATCTTGCAGTAGCATTGGCATAAAATACCAGCCTGCTATTAGACATACTATTATTACAAAATCAAATATTGTTAATATTGCTGATGTCATTTCTTTTTCCTATTCATAAATCCTATTACTGAGCGCACACCAAAAGATGCTGCAACAATAACCGAAACTGTTATTTGATACCATTGTGGCATTGTTTCCAAAACTGC